CTCATGAATGTCATTACTTCTGCGCACTCTGAGGTTCAAAACGATGAAAGTCGACCGCCGTAAGGCGTTAACCTTATCTCTTGGGCTCCTCTCCTTCACATGCTCCGGTTGTATAACCGGATCGTTCGAGGGTACTGAGGATTATCTCAAGGTGTGCGTAGAGCGTGTCCCCTCCCCTACTCCGCCAAAGTGTCAGAAGCTGACACCTTCTGCGGTGAGGGAATCGGACAAGGCGTTGGTCGATTGGGTTTACTTGCCCTACCGATCCAACGTTCCTGAACTTCAGTCCTTCCTTGACCGCGCTCGCGCGGTTCAAGGAGGAATTGTTCAGGATTCGCAGTAATGACTACGGGTAGTTACGCCGTTGGGGGTTCATACCCCTCGGCGACGAACCGTTTCCACGTGGAGAAGACATGGTCTGGCCAAGATGGTCGTCATGTCACGGGTAGGGTTACCCGTAAATCCGCGTGGAACGGTTATACGATGACTCATCAGTCCTGGCAGTGCCTCGCTGACCCGGCTAATATTAGCCTGTTTCAGCGTTCCACCGGTAATACCGGCGAGGCGACTAATCACGCCTTTACTGAGTTGGCAAACACTGTTCGGGTGTCCCCTAATTTTTGGGTTCCTTGGACAGTCCAGGATGAGTATAAACTCCTTGCTAAGCTTCTCGGAAAAGTCAAAGGCCACTCCTTTAATGTGGGTGTGTCTTTGGCCGAAGTAGATAAGCTCTCGGAGGGAGTCATTTCGACTATCAAAACAGTTGGACTCGGCTTTGGTGATCTTGCTAAGGGAAACTTTAGTTCGTTTGCCCGCCGATTTGGTGCCTCTCCCCCGTCCTCTCGTGCTCAGCGTTCGCTGACCACTAAGGACTTCTCGGGCAGGTTCCTTGAGATGCGATATGCCTGGGAGCCCACCATTCAGGATACCTTTGAGGCTGCTAAAGCCTTTGAAGCTCTGTCTAATGGTCCTAGGCAGGTGGTTATTAAGGCCACTCATCGCAAGAAACTGGGTCTCTACATTCCGACTAATTATGCTCGGAGTAGAGCCTCGGCTTTACGTAGCAAGACTTATACGTATGAGGCGTATGAGGAACTTTCTGCGTTCCGCCAGATGGGTCTTGCAAACCCTGCGAGTATTCTTTGGGAGCGAATCCCATATTCGTTCGTTATCGATTGGTTCATTCCAATCGGTACGTATCTGGAGTTGATAGG